AGGACGATTCTCCTTAATTGATGCTTCTACCAAAAGTCTATCGACTTTGAATGGGATATGTTCTACTAGTAATTGGCTCATTTTCCTTGTCCTCTATAGGCTTTTTTATATAGTTTAGATGCTTTGTGCTTGCTTGACTTAGTCTTAGCATGCACACCAGGGCGTGAAATTTTTACTTCACTTTTACCAAATTCAAATGCACTAATTTTTCTTGCCATAACTTATTTACTTTCAACGTATTTAATTTTTTTCTTTTTTTTCTCCCAATCAGATGGTTTCAAAAAAGCGTTAGGAGTAGCAAATGCTTCGCCTGAACCAGCGTTAAAAGTAGATCCAGTACCCGTGGTACTTCCTTCTTCTAACTCGGTTCGAATGAGTTCACGGATTAATTCTCTTAATCGATCAACATTCATTGTTGGGCAGATTTGAGTTCATTAACCAACTCGTAATAGTTAAGAAGGTTAATTACATTATCATCGTGAACGAATGATTTTTTGCAAAGTGGTTTAATCAAGTTTTTAACTTCAGTGAGTTTAATTTTAGTAACTTGATCTGTGTTTTCTGATAATGCTTCGATTTCAGCTTTTACTTTAGTAATTTCTTCGTTGATGAAGGCTTTAAGTTTAGGGCTGTTTGAAACATTATAAACATACTCTTTGAGTAATGTTCTTTGATTGTCTGCTAGTCCAGAGTATTTTTCGTTGAATTTTTCCATCAACATTTTGTAAGTCAATGCTCTGGTTTCCTTGTCAAATTTTTCGTATTCTTCCATAACAATTTCCTTTTTAGGTTTGTTTGGAAGATTTTTGTTTGTAATGTGCTCTAAAATAGCTACTTTAGAGTTTACAATTGACATAGGAGTAGCGTCCTTGTTTTCTAACAAATTGTAGACGCTAGCATATATTTTATAATTAGGGATCTTCGCTTTGAAGAAGTCCTCAATATTGTATGTATCTTTAATTTCTCTAACGAGGTTGTATCTTTCTCTTCTTAAAACCGATTTGTTTAGCTTGTTGTGAGCGTCTATTAACGTTTCAATTAAAACGTTCGCGCTTGCTTCTTTATCAAATCTCTTGTTGAGAAGTGCGTGATATATTTGATACTCTTTTACAAGAGCAGAATTATTACCAAAATATTTTCTTAAGATACCTACAGCCTTTGGTTGGGAATTTGAAATAGTCTCCGAGGTAATTTGTCTCGTCAACAGTTCAAATAATATCCCAGTATTTTTGTACTTGGAGTGCTTAGGTTTCATGCATGAATGGATTTATTCTTATATAAATATGTAGGGATCCCTGAAGAGTTATTCTTTTATTATATTTTCTTCATCTAACATAGACGATTTACCCTCTTCATTTAAGACTTGTTTTCCCTTTAAACGATTTAGCGATAGTTTTTTAAGCATTCGCGAATTTTCTTCAAGAGCTAATGCCGAAACATTATTAGTACGCTTTTCAGAATCGTCAGCTGTCATACCACCTTTGCCAAGTGGATCGCGGCTAAAGTTACTTTGATCACTACCAAAATTGCTTAGCTTAGATTTAGGACGTCCTGGTTCGTTTTCATCGTATCCGTCAGGAACGTCTTTAATACCTTTATCTCTTTTAGTTGCGTACATGTTCGCTAGATCATGTGGTGTACCATAGGATTCACCGGACTCCACAGGATCGTTACCTTCATTTTCTATCTGGTTAGTACGGAAAATGTGTGCTGCATCGTCAAGTGATCTATTTTTTTCGTGTTCCATTTCTTCTTCAGATAAATTAAATACATTTTTGTAAATAAAATCTGTAGATAGAATCTTTTTATCAAGAATTGAATTAGCTAATTCAACCTTAGACTTATATAGTTCAGTTTTTTCCTGTTCAAATACAATTGACGGACCTGTTAGTGACAATTCAAAATCTACTAAGTCTGAGTCTGTAAATCCTTGAGTATATAAATGGACAAGTGCAATTTTGTTAAGCTCAGAAACAATTGTTCTTTGTAAGCGCTCAATTGTGCGAGCAAAACGAATATCCATAGCAGCTAACGTTGATTTACCTTCGAGGTTTTCATCGTATCCTAAGAATGCCTTTGGAATCTTAAGAGCGGCTAACATTCGGTTCTTCAAGTATTCAATATCAGTTGTACCATCGTAATCGAGACCTTTTGTAGTTTCGATTTTAGTTGATGAATCGTTACCTCTAACTGGGATATAGAAATCCTCAGTCATGTTTTGGATATTGAATTTTAAGTTGTAATCACCAGTGCTTTGATCCACATATGGGGTCTTTTTCATTTGATTGACAGTTTTTTGCATAAACTGATCAATTTCTTGTGGTGGAATACCTCCTACATTCATGTAGAAAATTCTCTTTTCTGGGGCGCGCATAATTCTGTGAATAAGCATCGCATCCTCCATCAAAATTAATTGCTTAAATACTTTACGAGCTGGTTCAAGATATGAACGACCATATGGGAGATAGTTAGCATCTGACAGTAGTCTGAAGTGAGCAACCTCGTAATTTTCAAGTTTCATTTGGTCGCTTCTTCTAGCGCTATAGGTCTGACTTTGTGACAAACCGTTAGGATCTAGTACGAACTGTACGTAGCTAGGATTTTCAGGGTCCATACCTTCTTCTCTTACTACCTGGTATACAGAAAGTGGTAAGGCATTGTAAACACCGAACTTCTCAGAGATTTGTAGGTGAAGGTAAAAATCACCGTATTTACACATTTGACGAACCCAAGATGGTAGGTTAAATTCTACGTTAAGTACATCGTAAAACAAATTGTGTAATACACGCTTTACGTTGTCGTTTGAAGATTTGATTGTCAATACGTCTCCGTATTCATTTTTAAGAGTTGCTTCTTCTGAAATAATATCAAGTGCAGGAGCAATTAATGAATCGTAATCCATCGCCTCGTAATCGCTGTAAAGCTGGAGACGCATAGATGAGTAATTAAGTGTAGGGTTGTATTGTAAAGATGAACCTACTGGTCTGTGTAATCTTGTAAATCTATCGTAAAGTGAGTTGGATTCTAAGTTACCATATTTTTGGATACGGTCAGTATCCATTATCTTGAGTTGATTACCCCCAACGTTTCTTATAATAACATCGTTAGAAAATAATCGTCTTAGTCTTGTAAATAAGCTAGTATCTGCCATATTTATGGTTTATTATGTGTGTATAAATATTCAACCTAGGAGCCAAGATATATCTTCATCTTTTCCTCCTACATTCATTTTAAAAGCACGCTTGGGATCGTTAATTTGTGTAGTAGTAAAAAACGGATTGTAGTTAGCTTTCGTTGTATTTTCAAGCATTGCTCGAGTTAAATCAACTCCGTGTTGAGCGAATTTAAGTGCAGTATCTCGTACATAACATGCAGTAGCTATAGACATAATTAAATCATCATTGTATCCAGTTTGGGCTTCTGGTCGACCATTTTTCCACACAAATGTTCTTAATTCATCTAGTGTACGTCTTGAATAAATTTGTATGCTTTGTTCTTTAATGTATGCGTCTAATTTTGCGATTGTTAATGGTCTAGTTCTAAGTGACATTGTAAAGCCAGGTACCATTTTTGATTTGTCTATCAAATCGTATCCTTTAGCAATGTACGCTTCAGCATCGCGAGTAAATTTTTCATCTTTGGGGCTGTAATACAGGTTTTCATAACCCATATCGATTACTTCTTGAATTGCAGCCCAACCAATGTTTGCGTTTTCAATTACAAGTAATGCTTTATTATACTCAGTTGCTATGTTGTATAGTACTCTACCAAAATCTTTTGTTGGTATTTGGTCTTTAAATTCAGCTACTTGAACACAAGTTTCAATGTCTATAATGTGAAATGCTGAGTAGTCTTTTGAGTCACCTCTAGCGACGTCAGCTACAACCATATATTGTCTTGTATAATCTGGATATTCCCAAACCCATAAACTACTATTCATACCACGTTTTTCAAGTGGATCTTTTAAGGTTGTAGTTTCTATATAATTAAGTAATTCAGGTGGAAATACGGTATCACCAGAGGTTGTAAAGTCGCAGTCACATTCTTGTGCTGCCATTCTTTCACCTAATTCGTCGTCTTGTTTATCTCGCCACTCTTGATTTCGTTCTGGGTGTACAGTCCAAGGTAATCTAATAGGTGTAAAGCCACTAGTACCGTCTTGTGCTTTAGTCCACATTCGGTGGAACCAGTTACCAGTACCGTTTGGTGTAGATAATACAATTGCTCTACCACCAGTAGCAAGTGTTTGTTGTGCTGAACCCCAAATCTCTTCAATTCTATTTTCTTCAATAAACGCAGCCTCGTCAATCACTAGAAGCGAAATTGCTTCTGATCTACCAGCATCACCTGCTGCGGATACTGCTTTGATTTGGGATCCATTTTTAAGTCGCAGTGACAGTCGGTTATTTTCTACTGTTGGTAGTTTTAACCAACTAGGTAACTGGTCGTACATAAATCGTACTTTAGTTACTAGGTTTTTTGCTGTTTCTTGTTTTGTTGCTATTACAAGG